CTTCACGTTCTACTACTTGATCGGGTAAGTAAACACCAGACTCAGTTTTCTTTTTACCCTTGTAAGGTAATATTAAAATCCGCCAACCTGTCGGTTCAGGAAGTTTATGTAATGCTGGTGTTTCGGGTTTTTGTGGTTTTTCTTTTTTGGATTGTATAACGTGCTTTGGCACATAAAGTGTTTTAGTCATAGTTTACCTTTTTTAGCAGGACATCAAGTTCCTGTTCGATGTTTGCAAGTTCTTCCCGTTTTGCACGTAGAATCTTGTATATGGAAAAATCTTCTACAACACCTTCTGTTAGTTGTGTGTCTATTAGATCTATCCGCTCTTTTATAATATTACGGAGTTTTTCGTGAATGTAAAGGTCAGACACGTTTTATTTTCTTTTTCCTAGCAGTTTTTGCCGCATTTTTAAAATCAGATGCACTAGGAGCACCTTTATCTCCTGCCTTACGCATCTTTTTACCGCTTTTTCTACGCTTATGTATATTTGCATATAAACTCATTTTGTCAATCCTTTAGCTTTTTCATAAGTACGTAAACCACCCAAACCGAGCATACCTAGTAATACTGTCATCAACGAGTCCATATCAAACGTAGGTAACTCAGGAACTTGGAAACCAGCGATCGCAGTTGTGAACAAAACAATGGGAGTAATGATAAAGTGCCACGCAAGCGCGAAGCCACACGTCCATCCGATAAACGGACGCCATCCAGCAACAAAGGTTGATCTGTGCTTCGCTTCCTCTTGGTTGACTGCGATTTGAGCCATTTTTGTCTCTTGTGCATGTCTTTCTGCCATTGTGGCGATCTCATGCGCGAGAGCATTTTTTTGATCTTTGTCTTCAACAAATTTATCTAATAATCCTGTGACTGGTCCAATAAGTGTTTGTAACATTATATTCCCTAATTCTTTTTCGGCCAAACAGAAACTGCCATATAGGCTCCAACAATTCCACCACCTGTAATATAGAGTAGATTACTTAGATCTGTCAGCAGTTTTACTCTTTCATCTGACACAAAAGGCATAAACATTAATAACGTATACAAAGCCATGAAACACAAAACAGCCGTAGCCATACGTCTTTGCGCTGTCATTTTACGTAATTCTGCCGCTTCTTGTTTTTCAGCGGCTTCTATTTCATGTAATTTTTCAGCCGCTAAAAGTTCGTCATCATCCACAATACCATCTCCGTCAAGATCGTATTTGTTATAATTAGAACCTTTTTGCAACTTTTTTTGTATCAATTTACCTGACACCTCTAAATTTAGTCCCACGTAAAGCTTTACGACCGCCTCTTGATATCATCCCCTTAGTAACTCTATTACTGGTGGCATCCATCATAGCTGGAATATCTTTAGCTTCACCACCCATAGATTTACTTACTACACCAGTTTCTGCATCATACCCAAACTCACGAAACATATCTGTTTCTATCTCTTGTATTTTATCCTCATCACCAGCTTCTTTAGCTTCTTCTAATAAATCTATTAATTGTGATAACCTGTTAGCCATTTTTATCTCCTTTAGCCTCTGCCTCTAGTTCTTTCTAACGCTATACGTGCTCGCATTTGTGCAATATCCTCTGTGCTACCAATACGTTCCCGTTGTATAGCGGCTTGCTCTGCGGCTTTCTGTTTATCAAACTGTAACTCCATTTGATCTTGCATCGCATTTTGCATTTGCTCCTGTTCACGTAATTGTAGCTCTTTTGCTTTAAGGTCAACCAGTGGGTCTTTATTTTGCATACCCAACACTTCGTTTTCTTTTTGTAAATAGTCTGATATTAGTTGGCTTTCTATTTCTGCCATACGGCTTTCAACAAGTTGCGGAGGTAATTGTTGCCCCTGTTCTCCTGTTCTCATCAACTCTTGCTGTATTATAGCTTGTGCTTTTAAACTAATATGTTCAAATATATGCGTTTGCAAAATTTGTAATGCCGCAGGATTTGCTTTCACAATCATACTCGTCATATAACTTAAATGTGTAGATATGTGTGCATCATGATTTTGTTCTGGAAAAGCTTTTAACTGTTGTTTACCAATCACAGCTAATTGCAACATACCGTTTTCACGCACTGGTGGCATCGGCATCGCTTGCTGTGGTGGTGGTAATATTTGTTCAATATTATCAACCCCAAGTGCTGTATACATTCTACGCAAAGTTTCATACTGATTATGCATTTGTGGATTAGCTTGTGCTAATTTAAGTTGTTCCTGTGCGAGTGTCACACGTTGTGACATACTAAATATATTAGGATTAGCTACTGGTATAATATCAATACGACCGTCAAAATCTTTAGCTTTTAATCCTGGCTGATTGCCTGAGACATTATATGGATAATCACTTGGATCCATGGCAAAAAGATTTGCTAATAACTTAAACTCTTGTTTTAATCCATTGTACAATCGTTTATGCACCGCAGACATTATCCTACTACCACGTTCCATAAGAGCTACCGTTGTACCAACTGGCATCTCAGTATTTTGTATATTACCTGTACCGATATCTGTCGTGCCAACAAACTTTTGTGCCGCATTGACAACAAAACCTAATAATTGGAATAACGTACCACTAGGTTCTTTATACGGCAGAGGCATAAGTGAGCTTCGTAATTCAGCTCCTACCACATCTACATCTCTCCATTCTCCTGGTTGTAGCGGTTGGTCATCATCACGGATACGCAAGCCACGAGCTTTAAATCCCGCTGGCATATTAGATAATGTTCCTGCATCAATGAGCTGTCGTAAGTTTGCAGTAGCCGTTCTTGACAAATTACCTAATAAATGTATCAAACCATTACCATAAAACCCTAATCCAGGAGTAAATGGGTAGTGTACAAAGTAAGGTTTTTTACGTTTTAAAGGATCATTTTCATCAAAATTACGGTAAATTGACAAAATCTCGCCTGTTTCTTCGGCAACAGTCACAATATAGGGTAGTTGTATACCTGTAGGCTCGTTATTTGCGCCTAAATCAGGGAAATTTTCCAAATCTAAGTAACAATGGCACTCAAAAAGTGTAATTTGTTCATTCGCTCCCGCTTTTTCAATACCAGATAGTTCTTCTTTTGTTTGTTCTAGCTCACTTGTATCGCCTTCACCAGCCATAACCTCAACATCACGGTAAAAACCACTTACTTGTAACTTGCGTAACTCATTTTTATTGTATTTTATGATATGTGTTACCCGATCTGCACTTTGTAAGTCCGTTGCAGTAAAAGGCACAAGTATATCTTCAGCCATAACAAACTTACTGACTGGTCTACCTAGCTGTGGATCATTATAAACTTTTTTAAATGCACTACCACATAGTCCTAAGTAGTATAACATTTGGTCAAACTCATAATCGTACTCATCCATCTCGTGAACTATTTGGTAATTCATAAAATCTTTAATACGATCTGCCTGTTTTTCCAGTTCGGGGGTAGTATCACCGATCACTTGTGTACGTACAGGTCCGTTTGGAGGTAATAATTCTTTATATGCTTGGCTTTGGAACTGGCTCACTGCTTCGTTCAACATAGGATGTGTTACACCTGTAGCACCATTAAAAGGTTCTGTACGATTTTCATACCGTACCCCAAGTAAGTTCAACCCTTTTGTATATGTATCTACCCATTCGCGTCTTGAAGATTTATCTTCCTCTACTTTTTCTAATATCATAGAACCTATAGCGGCTAATTCATCATCATCTATACTATCAGCTAAATTACCCATAAACCCTACGTCGGGTTTTACATCATCTTCTGATTCCCCAAACTCCACTGAGCCATCTTCATTACGTGTCATTTCCATACCTTCAAAAGCCATTTGCTCTTCTTCAGTAGGTAATTCAACCTCCAACGGATCATCGGGCAACTTCTGCCCGACTAATGTAAATTCACGCTCTATATTGTTAAATGGATTAGGTTTTCTAGCCATTTTGTTTACCCCCTTGTATCACACGGAATTTTGGTTTTTGGTCAGGGTATAATTCTTTTTTTGCCATTTTCAACTTGGTATCTAACATAGCAAAAAAATTAGTAATATACTGCTTGTCTTGGGGGTGCATCAACATGGTCATCATAATCCTCTGGGTGTTGTATAAAACCGCCTTCGCGAAATCTTCTTAGAGCCTGTGTGCATGTATCTACAAAGTCATCATTCTCACCACTTGGAAAAGCGGCACACTCTTCAATAACTTCTTCTGCCCACCGAGTATCTGGAGCCCATACTAACCCACTTTCTAGTAATGGCGCAATGGAGTTCACACGAGTAAATTTATCATTACCTCTACTTGGGCTATAATTTTGCACAGGTATACCCATACTTCTTAGTTCTTGGGTAAGGGGCATACCACTCGCTTTTGCCTCAATCAGGACACATTCTGGATCCCAATACTCATATTCTTCTAACGCAATACGTCGTAGTTCTGGAAAGTCCCACCGTCCACGTCGTGCATCAACTAAAATAATATTTGGTGGACCACCTTCTTCTGGGTAAAAAACACCCCATGTTGTTATCGCACTATAATCAGCATTTGTCTGTTTACTAAATGCTGTATCATAACTTTGCATGACATACTGTAAAGGTGGTATATCTTCTTTTTCCCACTGCCGCCACCAATCACGTTTAAGTATAGCACTCGTTTCTGATGTAGGGTTTTGTTGCCATTGTGCTTCCCACTTGCCTACCGACAAAGAAGCTTTCACTTTTAATAATTCTTCTTTCTGCCAAAACTCCGGCCATAATACTTTATCATCATCTATTAAAGCTGGAAACTCAACTACTTCCCACTGATCTGCTAACAAATCACGTGATTGCTGTTTTAATAATTTTCCCGTTAGATCTATTTCTGACCAACGTGTCATCACAATAACAATCGCACCTCCAGGTTGGAGTCGTTGCCGTGGACCACTAGTATACCACTCATACGCATTTTCTAATGCCGCTGGAGATAATGCATCTTGTTCAGAATGTGGGTCGTCAATTATCATAAGGTCTGCACCACGTCCTGTTATTGCTCCGCCCACACCAGCCGCAAAATATTCTCCTCCTGCGTGGGTCTCCCATCTTCCTGCCGCACTACTATCTTGCCGTAATTTTACTTCTGGAAAGATCTGAGAGTAATCGGCATTGTTCATCAAATTACGTACCTTACGTCCAAAACGCACGGCTAACTCACCTGTATGCGTAGCCTGTATTATCTTTAACTTTGGATTAAGTCCCATCAACCAACTGGGTAATAAATAACTGGCAAACTCTGACTTTGTATGTCTGGGCGGCATATTCACAATCAACCGTTTAATTTTGCCTTTTGACAAGGCATTAAACTTCTCGCCCATAATTTTATGGTGCTTACCCTCAATAAACTCAGGCCATACACTTTTAGTATACGACATAAAGTCTGCTCGTGCGCGATCACTCGAGATAAGTTTTTTCTGCTTCTCTAATAACATTGCATATTGGCGCAACACATCTTCGGGAATGTTTAATGGTACGTCTGCCATTCACCCATCTCTTCATTACGTGCCGCTAATAAAGCCGCTATTAAAGATATAATATCATCATCACCTAAAACAAAATGTCGCTCTGCACCATTCGTATAATAAAATGATAAAGATACTTCGCCATTACTCGAACGGCTTACACCAAAATTAACTAAATCATCCTTCATAGTATCAGAATAATATAAAAATTTTCAAAGGGCAATGAACCTATGACTCATATTTCAAAAAAGGGGGGTGGGTATGTCCAAAAATTATCTGAGTGGTAACGATTTCTGGAAAACCGTGTACTGCGCTGTGCTTGTACATGTTCGTCGCATTTGAGGGGGGGTTGCCATTTTTTACAGCCGTACTAGCGTTTTAAAGGTTAGCCAAGTACCTTTTTGGCACTTGGCTAACTGTTGGGGTTATACCGCCACAATAGTGCCGTATGCGTTACCATACGTGCTAACAGTTTGGTTACTAATACCAAAACCGCCATTAAGTATAGCAAGTAAAGCATTTTGGTTAGCTGTACCGCCAGCGGAAACGCTAGTATTATGTGTAATACCAGCACCATACACAGCGTGAGCTTGCTGTATTTGTGTTAGCGGTATAGGTTTAAAGCTTGTTGGAACATTAGTATTAATAAGCTTACCAATGTTAGCTTTAGTGACCGCTTGACCTGTAGGCAAGCCGTTAACACATGCCCAAAGTATTTGACCACGTGCGCTGATAGCGTTAGTTTTAGAACTAACTTGCATAGCTGACCATAGCTTGCCACCACCAAACAGAACACCGTTTTTAACGGCATTAGCGTTGAGCAATAAAGCTAAGTTAGCTTGACCACCGTTAGCATTGATAAATGCAACCATAGCTTGAGCGGCTACAGGCTGTTTGATACCATTTGCACCTTGGAAAGCAAGTGCGGCTTTTTTAGAAGTATTAACCATAATTAAACCCCATTTTGGTTAAAGTTGAATGTAGCGGTATTGCTACACTTATTATAATAAACATATTTACATTAATGTAAACCCCTAAATTAAAAAAGTGTAATAAAAAATATTGTTACTATCACACTAAACAAATAAAAGCTCATAAGCATAATTAACTCCCTTGTTAATAGTTAAGTTATAAAACCACCATAGCACCGGATATTAAATTGTATATAGGTATGAGTTCTTTTGAGTTCATTAGAAAAGATTTTATTTGGTGACTATATATGTGACTATGCCCATATATATGAATCATCATCTTTCATCATCAATCCATCCATCCATCAAAAAAGAATGGGTGACCATCGGCCACCCACCTTGTGATTGTTAAGCTGGGATTACGTATAACTCAACATAATTATTTCCCCATGTTGCTTTGGCTGATGGCGACTGCCCACCGTTAAGAGCATCTAACAAAGCGTGATATTTCTTTGCTTTGATTTTCTTATGTGCATTGTCAACATCAGTAAGGGTGATAGGCTTAGTACCAGAGTTGATTAACTGCCACACCACAAGACCACGGAGCCTAGCTTTTTTAGCACCGTCTTCTTCATATAGTGTACGCTTACTTTCAAAAGGAAATGGTAGCTCCTGTTTAAGGTCAACCAGTTTAGCGACTGGACGTATACCAACATTATTGGGATTACCACCAGCATTTTCCTGCACGAACTTAAAGATGTCAGCAACAGTGACACCCAACTTTTTACGATCCTCAGGTATATCTTTAATACCTTGAAAAGTAACTTCGGTAGTAGCGATTTTTTTAACAGCTGATTTAGCCATGATGAGCTCCTTTCTACGAGCGTTGGTTGATTAACGTGGCACATGCCACACTTAACGATACCACAGTTACCATATCAATGTAAACACCTAAGTTGTCATAATGATAACTTTGTTTGCTGACTTCATATGACCTCGTGCCAGAAGTCTTATGACTTCGGCCGTGATGTCACCTGTTCTAGTACAGCTCGCCATCCATCATAATCCATCGGGTAATCCATCCATCCATCGTAGACTCCCTCATCTCCCTCCATCAATCTCTTTGCTAGGTTCCG